GTGGCAGGCACCTGAGTACCGCGGGACACGTGGAACCCTGCGGGAATCTACGACGACCATGTCGTAAGGCTAAATACTCTCCGTCGACCGATAGTTTGGGGTGAGATTGGTGTTATAACAAAGACTCCTTGTGATGAAGCACGTAAACTCTCTGAAGTTGAATTTCTTAGTCAATCTTTTAAAAAGGTAGATGGTATGTGGTTACCAAGCCCTGAAACTAATCGAGTATTATGCTCGTTGTTATGGGCTTCTAAGAAGGCTGATGTTCGATGGCATTTTCTGAGGGCTTGTGCTCTTAGGATGGATAGTTGGGCAAATGAGGAATGTAATCAAATTCTTTCCGGCTATATCGAATATTTAACTACTTCAATTTGGCGAGATCAGCTCTGTGGAGTTATTGATGGTATGCCTATTGAAGAAATTTTCAATCTTTGGAGATCCGATAAATGGTGTAGAGCGCTCTACACAGGATCTGAATCTGAAATGAGGGTGATTAGTGGAAATGCGCGCCTCCCTCATAAAAAATTAAAACGTTTATTTGATAATCTTATTGAAGATAAATCAAATGTCTAATAGATTGCTTTGTGGTTGCATCAAAGATCTTTCAGGTGTAAAATCATATACTTGCCATTATCATCACGAGTTAGAGGATGAGCTCCGAAGAGATTCAGAGCATCCAAGTGCTTCTTGTGATACGGGTGATGGTCAAGATGATGGTTCTGACTCTGACGCTTCTGTTGATGGTGATAGTGAACCCTACCCAGAATCCTCTCCACCTTATAGGTTCGATTGGGTTCCTGGTGATAGTGCAATTTTTTGTGGATGTCCTAAGTGTTACTCGTATGGAGCAAATTCCTGCTGCTGTGCGTGTATTGATTGTGTGGGACTTGCTTTTGATGCTCGGCATTGGTCTAGCAAGTTTTGTGATAATATCACATTGGATCCAGTTGAAAAGCATCTCGTAGTGGTTTTTGAATATGATGATTCAGACCATGATGGAGATCCTTCTTTTTCAAAATCCCCATATAATCCGTGTGTTAATGGTAAATTTATTGTTTATGGATATAATCCAATGACTAAGCTTGAATGTGATAAGGATTTCCTAGAGAGTACAAATGTTCATGCTGAGTATTGCCGGTTGAATGGTGAAACTAAAGGTGAAACAGATGTTTATATTACTCGTAAATTGCGTGAAATGCTTAGTCAAATCAATGGAAATAATGGTTCTGCGACCAATTCTGATGATGTGAAAGGTAAAGGTATTAATATTGGGGATGCAAATCCCATATGGTTAACTGATTCTGGTTCACAAGATGAATTGGCTGCTAAGCTTGATGTTTTCTTTGGAATTCATCGAAATGGCAATCCTGCTTATAATAAGTATCGTGATGCTATTGAAAAGATTGAGCAAGGTAAAAAGACTTCTTTTGTAAAAGCTGGACCTATGTCAACTCCAAAAATTTTGAAAACATACAAAAGTATGCTATTTAAAAGTGATGATGAGTTGCGTAAATTAGCAAATGTAGCGAAAGCTGAGAAAAAGGAAATGTCCTTCCTTGTCAATCCTATTAAAATTCTTTCTGATTTTAAGAAAGAAAATAATCAAGATAAGAATATGATTGTTGCTAAACCTACTAAAGCAGGTGAGCCTGTGAAGATGACTCGTACTGAAAAGAAAGTTGCGCGACAGCTTAGATCTCATAAAATGAGAGATGCTGAATTGCGAACTTTTCCAAAGACTATACAAGGTGCCAAAAATTATCCGAAAGGTTCAAATTTTAATCAGGATTTGGACCTTACTCGTAAGTTTGAACTTAATGATGGTGAGAAAGCTGAAATTCAAGCTATCAAAGATTCAGTTATTAAGCCGCAAATTAATGGTAATAATGGTTCTGCTACCAATTTAGATGATGTGAAAGGTAAAGGTGCTATAAAGAAAGCAGAGAAGAAGATTGAAAAGAAATTGGCTAAGAAAACTGTTAAAAAACAGAAAAAGCCTAAGGATAAACCAAAGACTGGTGCTGTTCAAACTAGTTTGACTGCCACAACTTTTCAAGAAACTTCAACTGTGCAACCGTACTATAAAGCTGGTTCAACTCCTAATTCTAAGAGAACTTTGTTCTCTTTAGGAGTAGTTAATACCAGCGGTTCTAATGCTGGATCTGTCTTTATTGATGGTGGTGTAAATCAGTCAATTGCAATAGATAAAAATGTGTTTGTTGGTCAATCAATAGGTAGAGATTTGGATAATTATGAGATGGGACGTATAAAATGGGCTAAATATCATTTCGTTCCTTCGATTGGCAGTACTACTGCTGGAGCGTGCTGGATTTTTTCCGATCCAGACTCTTTAGATGTTTTACCGCCTAACACTGTTGTTCAAAAATCTTTACTCACTTCACATGCCGGATCTAAGAAACATACAATCTGGAAGGATGCTTTTAGTGGTAATTGCATCTTTAATAAGAAATGGTTGTACTTGGATGCGGCTTTAATCAGTAATGCAAATACTACCGCAGATCAATCAATTGATAATGTTGGTGATCCTAGGTTTACTACCTTTGGAGTGCTATCATTTATTAATGGTGAAAATATCTCGACATCAACTGGAGCTTTAGGTGAGTGGTTTTTAGAGATTGAAATGGATTTTAAAAATCCACAATTTAATGATTTGTCAAAATTTCTTTACTCTTCAAAAGCTGTTGCTCCTTCTGGTGGTAGTCTTGGAAATTTAGCTAATAGTGTAGCTATTGATCCTTTTCGTTTGGCTAATAGTTTTGTTACCACTGGTACGCCAATTCAATATGAGGATGTTCGTAATCCGCGAACAGTTATACCTGTTGGAGCTAATTCTGGTGCTGGTAGTATGCAATTTCGTGTAACTCCAGGTAATTATCAATTTTATGTGCGTATTAGTCAATCATCTGGTACTTCTGCCACTATTTCTAATGTAAGTTTCTCGTATGTTTTGTCTAATACAATTTATTCATTAACTATTGATCGTATAATTATTGGTTCCTCCCTAACGAGTGTTGTTTCTCCAGAATTTGCTTCTAATTTGAATTCTGGTGCAGATGCGCTGCAAAATGGTGCTCTTGGACTTACAATTCGTCTTAGAGTTGACAGCGTTAGTGTGGGAACTTTTTCTGTATTTACACTTCAATTAACACCCACTGTTTCTGCTTCTTTCAGTATTGGTGCCATACATTGTGATGTTTTGCGTATGCCTGATTTTAGTGCTACGCCAATTTGTATGTTTCATCCACAAGGAGTTGCTAGTGGGTTTGTTGGACTTACTAATGATGTTCGAATCACTATTTGGAATGGACTTCGTTGTGATGAAAGAGGTATGCGCGTGTCCACAATGATTTGTCCGAGAGAGTTTATTCCCATGGTCAAGGAAAGTATGATGAAAAAATATGTTGATTATGATGAGAAATATTGTTTTGTTAGAGTGGACAACCAATTAGGAGATAATTGGCCTCCTCTATCTGGTTCATTTCAACATTGGCGAGATTATCCTCAATTGTATAATAATCGTCAAGCCCTTGAAGACTCTGATAAGATGCGTGCAGAAATTGAAAAACTCAAAAATCCTTTGAGTTCTGAAGAAAAAACAGTTTTAGAAGGGGGTCATTTACATGTCAACACTGTTGAGGAGCCTGAATCTCCTGAAGTTGTTGAAAATCCATTGACAAAGAGTATTCATATGAATACTAATGCAGTAAGTGCATTATTGTCATTGGTAGCAGCAAAGCGAAATTAGTACCTTTGCTGCTTTATTTATTTTAATTGTTTGGAGTTTTATTTGCAAATGAAATAGCAAATTGCTATTAAGTTTTGAAGTGAGCTTCTAATTGCTAGTGTTCGCACTCCGATGATGTATGTGTTGAAGGGATCAGTTGTTTCCTGCCAGTATACTGAACGGCTCCGGAAGCGGGAGGGAAATACTGCTTCAAAATTCGTTTGCTTTTAATGCTCTATAATATACATGAGGACCTGTTAACGGCTAACGTCCAGTTCGCTTTCACTAAAAAGAGTGATGACGATTTTTGTCCTGGTGTATTTG